CAACAATTACTATCGGTCACTAGAGGAAGAATCAAAGAATGTCTATGATCCTGACCAAAATAGTAGCAAGAAAGCGATTGAGAGGACTCTAATTGAGTTGCAACTTGAGAAACTGATGGAACAAGTAAGGGAGGCGATGGTGTATGCGCCTGCTGAGTTGAAGGACTTGTATAGCAGATTCTTAAAGATGTATGCAAAAATTGAGCAAGAGCAAGAGTGGGCGAGGTCTGAGATGATCCGAAGGGCAAGAATAGAGCGTTGGAGACAAGAACAAGAGGAAATTCGCCAGATTGAGATGATAAGTGGATTGGTTGCTGTTGGGTTTATTTCATTGATCTTTGGGTGGCTGATGTGGCAACTGCAAAACTTATCTGGTGGGTTTTAATTGGAGTGATGCTCTGTGTTGTTGTTGGCGCAACCTCAATGGCTTATGTGGAGACTCTTTACATGAAAGCACAACTCAAGCGAGAGATGAAAGAATTGCGTAAGTTGAAACAAGAACTGAAAGAAACCAAATGAAGTATTTATTGGTGCTTATGCTTTTAGTTGGTTGCGATGACCGCTATCGGTATTTTTGCCAAGACCCAAAGCACTTCTCTGCCAAGCGTTGCCAACGCCCAGACTGCCAATTCACCCAAGACTGTCCTGATTACCTCGTAGCACCTATATTGGAGAAACAAGTTGTCCAACCCCCACAAATTCCAAATCAATCGGCTTCTGAGCCAAGAGGAAATTGAAATACGAGTTTGGGCTTGCGTAGTCCTAATCGTAACAATCATCCTCGCTGGTATCGTGATATTTATGCTGTATAGCCTGGCTTTCGTAGTCCAGCCTATTAAGAGCATGGCTCCGATTGACCAAGCGTTTGCCAAGATGCTGAACGACATTGTTTTGCTGATTGTTGGTGGCATTGGTGGCGTGATGAGCCGTAAGGGTGTGCAGACTGTTTCTGAGAAACTATCCTCTACTGCACCACCTCCACCCCCTCCTAGCACCCCTACACCACCCCCTACGCCCCCTAGCACTTCTACTTGGACATCTCCTTTAGGTGCTTTACCTGCTTGGATAAACCCTGTCTTGGATGAAGAGTGGAGAGCGCCACCACCCCCGACTACGCCACCTGACTATGTTGACCCTGAGAAAGAGAATATAGCCAATGAACGGGCTTTAGCAAAGGCTGAACAATGATCCCTAATCCTTGGGTTATCTTGGGTGCTATCTTGGTGGCTGTGAGCGTCTATTTCTATGGGCATCACAAAGGGTGGGATGAGCGTGATGCTGAGATGCAGGCAGAGATTGCTGTCAAGAACGAAGAATCCCGTGTAAAAGAGCAAGAACTTGCCAAACAATTAAATGAACAATCATCGAAACTTTTGGAGGCTAACAATGCCATTACTGAAAAACAGTCTAGTCTTGATCGTGCTATTCGTGCTGGTAGGGTGCGCCTCCCGTCCACAAGTTGCGTACAAACCAGTTCAAGTCCCACCCCTGCCAGCGGAGATAGCGCAAAAGCGGGAAGCCAACCTAACGGACAGGCTAACTCAACTGCTGACGAAGCAGAGCGACAAACCCTCGCCGCCATCGCAGAAATAGTAGCCCAAGGGGATAGAAACACATTGCAGTTAAATGCGTGTATCTCAGCATACCAAGCAGTAATGGAGAAAATAAATGACAGTAAACGCTGAACAACTGAAAAGACTCCACATTGGTGCTGAATGGGTGGATGCCCTAAATGAGACTTTCTCTCGTTTCAACATCACTACAAACAATCAAAAAGCCATGTTCATCGGGCAATGTTCGCATGAGTGCGGTAACTTTCGGTTATTAGAAGAAAACCTAAACTATAAGGCGGCAACGCTAATGAAACTGTGGCCTAGAAGGTTTCCTACCTTGGAGAAAGCCAATGAATATGGTGGAAATCCTAAAAAGATCGCAAATATGGTCTATTCTTCTCGCATGGGCAACCGTGACGAAAATTCTGGTGACGGTTATCGTTTTCGTGGGCGTGGATGTATTCAACTTACTGGTTACTCAAACTATTTCCATGCTGGTAAAGCATTGGGTGTGGATTTTGGTCTTGAGCCTGACCTTGTTGCTACCCCTAAATTTGCCGCACTTACTGGGGGATGGTTTTGGTCTACCCACAACTGTAATGCTCCAGCGGATGCCCTTGACTACACTAAAGTAACCAAGATCATAAATGGTGGCACTATCGGGCTAGATGAGCGCATAAAGCACGTTCAACAGGCTCTAGCGGTCTTAGGTTAGTCTTTGTCCGAACTAAGGAAGAAGACTGCCACTAAAATGCCAACGGCAATAGAAGCACCAAGTCCAATCAGAACAATAATAGTAAGTATGTTTTCAAACATCACTTAATCCTATTCTTGATTACGTCCTCAAAGCATTTAAAGAGGGTTAGGACTGCACTTACAAAGGCAGGTGCAATCATCCCTGCTACAAAGATTAAGACTTCACTCATGGTAGTTTCCTTCAAAAGGTATTAACTCGATTTGTCTAACTGAATAATACTCCCCATTGCCGACATCAAATAAGTTCTCCTCTAACAGGAAATCCTTGCTATTTATCCATCCAACTAGGCGAACACAAGTGTTATGTATTTCTGTCAAGACAAAAGTATCAACTGGTTTAGTATTAGACCAGACAACAGCATTAAGATTACCCCCAATTTTGCTTGTGCATTTAACATCTATCGTCTTTCCCTTTCTGGTTACTAAATCAGCCCCAAACTTCCTGAAATCACAATTTAGGTCAAACGGCAACTTTAGGAACTTGGCAACTGCATATTCGGTTATTACCCCGTTTATGGATATTTGTAGACCATCTAAGGACTTGTCTTGTTTGCGGTCTTGTGCGTGTTGACTGGTTATGTGGTTGCGTAACTTACCTATGTATGTACAGACCATAATCTCAGTAGCCGTCAAAGGCACATCAATATATTCTTGGTTGTGTTTATCACGCATATTAAAAGGTGGGGTACTCGCTACACCGACATTTGGGAGTCCAAACCTGTTGCGTCAGCATCCGCTTTCCCCCGTTATTCACATATCAAAAAGGCACTATTTATAAATTGGCTCATTGTGTTTATGCCATTTAACATGACATTTAACACACAACCATCTTACATTTAGTGGTTTTGTGTAATCATCGTGGTGAGCCTGAATATTTGTATTTGAATCACACTTAGAACAATTGGATGGCTTAATAAGTTTTTTATCTCTTATTGCATTTCCAGTAATTACATGACAAGCCCTTTTCATTGGGAATTTTTCATGGTAATTCTTCATTGATCTTTGTTTTGAGATTTTCCCATTTACAGTTTTTGCATATTCGGTTCTTGCTTTAACACGATGAGGAAGCATACTTCTTAGTTTGTCATACTCCCTTATTTTTTCAATGTTTTCTTCTCTATGTTTGTTTATTCTTGACTTTACGCAAAGTTTGCATTTATTTAAATAACCATCACCCATTGCAAAGTGTTTATAAAAATCAAATAGAGGTTTTTCAACATTGCACTCTCGACATACTTTCATAAGATTTCTCCAAAATGGTATGCCTAGAGTATACCATTCTAGAATGGAATATCAGAATCCTCTAAATTTTTAGACATAGGCTTGCTTGCTGGTGGCTGTGCATCCCGTGGAGATACTGCTAAACCCATGAACTTGCCTGTTTTGCCTTCTTTTATCCAAGCAGATAGCCAATACTCGTTGCCATCTACCATGATGTTTCCTTTGTAATCAGGATGCTTTTCATTTTCTTTCTTGTCGTTCTTAAAAAGAACACCTGAGTTATCACGTTTTTCCATATTAAACCTCAATCTTATTTACTTTGTTAACTTTGTCATCTAGTTCAGCCAAGAACTTGACAACCTCTTTTTCCAACTTTGCAATGTAGTCATTATCACGATTGATTCGCTTAACAACTAACTGCAAATGCTCTGGAAACCTTGGATCATAGGAGCATAGGTCTGTATAACTACGCCCTGTTACCGCCATCTGCCATTGAACTTGGGGCATATACTGGTCATCAATACCACCTAGTATGCTTTCCAAGTGTGTGTGGCTCATGGGGCATTTCAGTTCAACTAAACCATCGTCCATCACCAGTCCGTCAGGACTAGCACCAGACATAGGGATTGTTGGATGATTAACAAACGCCACTTGCTCAACAAGGGTGCTTGCAAGCCCCTCGTATTTTGCTCTGGCAAAAGGCTCTTGTTCCGTTCCCCAAGTCATAGCATCGTTGGTGTATGACTCTGCTACTGTATTGGTGATTCGCTCCAATAACAATTGCGTCATGTACTTGTCTCTGCTTGTTGAATAGCCTGTTTTAGTGGTTGCAATTACGTCTTTGATTCGACTAGCAGTAACTTTGCCAAGTCGCAAAGCGAACCATTCAGGTGTGCCTTGTTCTACTTCACTCATGCCATTTCTCCTTGCAGTTCATATACTTTATTTATTTTTCCACCAACATTAGGATTAACTACTGTTGAATTAACCCAAACATTTCCTTGCGGTAAACGCCTGATATGACCTCTGCGTAAATGCTCACGGGGTGATCTATGAGTTCCCCCACCAAACCCCAAAGCACTATCTGCGTTGGATCTATTTATTGTTAGCACATGATATTCATCAAAAGACAATGCGCCCCTTTTTTGCGCTCCTTTGTTTAACTTTCGACTAGGCAATTTCTCGGTACTTACATTCTTGCAACTCAATGCTTCAAGCAAAGACAAAACAGACAGAATTTCATCATTTAAATCCATTGCGGCATACTTCTCCCAATCAGCACCATGACGCTGTATTGCAAGACCGCTAAAATCTTGATAAGTAACAGCAACCCCTTGTACTAAAGGCTTATCTATTTCGCTAAGTGGATTTTCAAAACGATGGAAACTTTCTTCCTTTGACACTAACGCACCAAAAGGCATAAACATCCAACTATATTGTCCTAAAGGAATTTTCATTTCAACTAAGGAAAATATTGCAATGCCAATTTCCTTTTGAATAGCAAAAACTATTCGTTTTGGGGCATTATGAGATAAATCTTCTCCAAGTATTTCTGATGCCAAACCATTACCAACATTTCCCCCCTGTACCTTTACGCAAGAATATTCAAGAACAATCTCTGGAAAGGGTAAATTTAACTTTTCAGGCAAGGCTCTAAAACCTGAGTCAAAAATTTGTCCACCATTAGGCATAACAAACTTTTCAGCCTTTACTGCTCTATCACACACCCAATCAATTACTTCGATAAACTTTTTATTGCTTTGTCTATTCAATTGCCCCTGTATTTCAGGTATTGCCTTTCGTAAGAAGTTCATTTCAACTCCTTTTTCTTAGCATCTTTGGCGGCAATCATCTTGGTCTGCCATGCCTTGTTTCCATCGCAATCCGCAAATGCCCTGATATAAATGTCTTTTAGTTCATCAAGGGTTGTAGTGGCTTCAATAGCCGAAATGTAGTCAAGCATCTTGCCTTCATCTGGAGTGCCTTCCTCGACTGCTTTAGAGCCTGTTGTAGCGTCTAACGCATCATGCTCAACAATGTGTAGCACCGACACCCAAAGGTAGCGGGAAAGGTAGGTTTGGACAGCACCAAGGTTTTGCACTTCATGGCAACCCTTGAGGGCGGCTGAAGACATTGGGCTTGTGAAGACGATGATCTCGTCAGGCTTTTCTGTATTGACAACAATGAACTCAGCAATCTCTTTTCCAAAACGAATGATGGAAGTAAGACCTACCTCGTTAAATATGTCAATTGCGGGGATTACGAAATCACCTAACTCAAAATAGTTGTAGCCAGCAAACTTGTTGTGACCAGACTTCTTGAGGGCTTTCTTGTGGAACTTGGCTCTCGCCTCGTTTAGTTTTTGATATACATTCATTAGTAACTCCTTTTTAAATATTCACTATGTTTAACTTGCTGTTCACCGATCCAATGACTTAGCATAACCAGATCATTCTGTATTGCGCTTATGTCTTGGATGAATCCATCATACTTGCTGTTCAAGCATTTCTTGTCTAGGGTTTTCACCGATTGTTCTATTCTCATAAGAATGGTTGAGTAGTCGTTCAAAAGCATCTCCAAAGGGCTACTGCCACCATGCTGATGACTGCTATCAATCCAAATAAAACCCACACATCATTGATATGCGGTGCTGAGTAATATGCGCCCTCAAATATGTTCTCGTTGACATAATCCTTTGGGAACGCTTCTTGTAATGTTCTTGGGAACATACGGGTGGTTGGGTTGAAATCATCCATTAAGAATCTCCTGTGCAATTTCCTGTTTACAGTCGTTATCAAGGTACTTGAACTCGACAAAGTGGTTCTCTTGGCAACAGCCAATCTTCTCACCCTGTGGTTGTAGGCAGTAGCAACAGTAGTAGACATTCTCTTCATCTTCATAGATTGCTTGTAGTTCGTCTTTCATTTTCATGCTTGTCCCCTTGCTCTAATTGATTTTGCAATTTCTGATGCGCTATATTTCTCAAGCACATGAATTGTTGTGTTATTAGATATTTGATCTGCTATCAATGCACAAGCCTCACGCTCGGCTTTTACGGCCTCATCAATCATGCGTTTAACTAACTCATGTTCAAATGTTGCTGTCATTTAGCCTCCAGCACTTTGATGCGTTGCTCAAGTTTAGCAACCAATGCTTCTAGGACTTTGATTCTGTCCAAGAGCATATCTTGGTAGGTAAAGTCAGGCTTGCGGTATGGGGCTTCCACCCCAATGGTTTTCCTAATCATATTAACTCCTGTTTTAAAAAATATTAACTTTTCATCGCTCTCACAAATGCGGCAAAACTAGCGGCTGTGTCCCCAAAAGGCAACTTAGCCAACTCGACCGCCACTTCTTCCAACACATCATTACGAATTAGTAACGGATCATTACTAACTGGTAACGAGCGTAGATTCTCTGTCAAATCCCTGACTAAGGCTCTTTGAATACTGCCATCTGTAACACCAGTAGCAACCTTGCGTTGTTCAGCAAGATATGCCATGTTTCTGATCTGGTCAGTTACATCAAACTCTAGTAGATCAAAGGCTTCATCAAGTTTGTCGTTCATTCTCGCACCCGTATCGTGTCAACAATGTTTTGTGCAAGATGTAGGTCTTTCACCATGTTGAATATCAAAGTACACACAATATCTCTTTCATGCTCAGAACCAAGGTCAAAAGCGTTTGCCATACCTGTGACTGTATTCTCGCTAACTGCCACCATACGTAAGTGCTGAATCATCTCTTGCTTAGTCAAAACTTTGCTCCCATTCTTTGTGCCATTGTGTTGTTATATCTCGCATCTCATCCATTGCTTTGTTTTCGCAATGGTTATATTGCTTC